TTAAGTCCAGAGATGGCAACGATGATCAAAGAGGGCGCGACACTCAACGAAGTTATGGACGTGCTAGGCGGAACCTTTGGCGGGTCTGTTGCAGCAAACGCTGAAACCGCTGCAGGTAAAATGGCGATCTTTAAAAACTCAATTGCCGAAACTAAAGAAGGAATTGGCGCGGCGTTTTTGCCTGTGCTTGAAGCGGTTATCCCGTATATGCAAAAGTTTGCAGATTGGGCACAAAACAACCCTCAAGTTTTTACTCGGATAGCAATAACTATTGGCGCGATAGCAGCTGCGGTTGTTGCGCTAAACATTGCTTTGGCAACTAATCCATTCATATTGGCAACCGCTGCGGTCATCGGATTAGCCATAGCGTTTAACAAGCTTGTGGATGCAATGAGCGCCATTAACAGAGTTGGTGGCCTTGCAGCAAAAATCGTTGGCGGACTTGCAATGCCAGTAATAGGCAACGTGGCAAACATCATTGATGGCTTGACTAACTTGATCCCTAGTGGCCCTGCAGCACCTACGCCAGCACCGCCAACTTCCCGCATCCCGCGTATGGCCGAAGGTGGAATTGTCAGCTCCCCTACTCTTGCCTTGATCGGTGAAGCAGGCCCAGAAGCCGTAGTGCCATTAGACCGCATGAATACTGGCGGGGGAGTGACCGTCAACGTGACTGGCGGACTTGCTACTAGCGCAGAGATTGGTCAAGCCGTGGTCAACGCATTGCGCGCCTACTCACGGAGTGCAGGGCCGTTGGCTCTGAACATTGCCTAATGCCAGGCGTCGCTGTTGTTGATTCAGGCAATTATGACCTGCAGATTGCTACAGGGTTCCAAGTTGACGCATTTGTTCTTGACGACGCGCTTAAAGGCGTTTTAGATAACACTTCATACGTGTTGGACGGCACGACTGAGTTCGCCAGCGTCATGGACTCGACTGTCAGCATCACAGCGAAGCGCGGCAGACGCGACATAGGCGACACGTTTAGCGCCGGCACGATGACGTTCACTATTCAAGACGTGGACGGCATCTTCAACCCGTTTGACGAAAATAGCCCGTACTACGACACGGCCGAGGCAAAGCCTGGACTAGCGCCGATGCGTCAAGTTCGCCTTATTCGATACAGCTCTACCGATGTTCCTGAATTTCTGTACTCGGGCTATGTGGTGAACTACGACTACAACTTTGCGCTAGGCGGTCTAGACACCGTGACCGTGTATTGCGCTGACCAGTTCTATTTGCTATCACAAACTTATTTGGACGAGTTCAACCCATCGGCCGAAACATCAGGTGCGCGCATAGAAACCGTGCTTGATCTGCCAGAAGTTGACTTCCCAGCCTTGGCCCGAGACATCTCAACTGGCACCGTCAACCTTGGCCATGCGTCCGCGTACACCGTGCCGGCAGGAACCAACGTGCTGCAATACATTGCCCAAATTAACGACACCGCCGAGTTTGGTCGCTTGTTTATGTCCCGTGACGGCGTGCTCACATTCCAAAACCGCATTGGCAACACGCTGTCCGCATCGGTTGCTGATTTCCATGATGACGGCACCGAATACAAATACAACGGCGTAGGCATCTCATTTGAGGCTGATGCAGTAGTTAACCGCGTGGTCGTGACAGGCTTGAATGGCAACACGGCAACAGCCACCGACGCAGGCTCGATTGCTACTTACTTCATTCAAACCAACAGCATCACGAACAGCCTGCTACACGAACAACCATCTATTGACACCGCCGCGTCTTACCTGCTCAACCCTGAACCCGAGGCACGGTACACCAGCGTAGAAACCGCATTCCTCATGCTGACAACAGCCCAGAAAGACACCCTCGCAACCCTAGAAATAGGCGACACGATTACCGTGGAAAAGACATTCCCTAGCGGTGCCGGCACGACCCAGTTGGCACAAGAGCTGTCCGTTGAAGGCATTGAGCATTATTTGGACTTCAGCACAGGCCACAGGGTGCTGTACTCGACTGCCCCAACCACAATTGTGTTTGAGTTGATATTGGATGACGCGGTGTATGGCACACTCGACGCAGAGAATGTTTTAGGATAAGGAGCACTTATGGGAGTTAACGCACAAATTGAGGTTCCAGCCTTTACCGCTGGACAGGTTCTTACAGCTGCGGAGATGACGCAGATCAATACAGGCATACCAGTTTTTGCAACCACGGTTACTCGTGACGCCGCGTTTGGTGGTGCAGGTGAAAAGGTGCTTGCTGAAGGTCAATACGCCTATATTGAAGCAACTAACACGACCCAGTATTATGACGGCTCTGCTTGGCAAACATTAGGACAAACCCCTGGTCTTGTTTGTGTTAAAGCCGAAACACCATTTACAGCAACTACTAGCGTTACTGCTGACGGCGTTTTTACTAGCGCATACACAAATTATCTTGTTATGTATTCTGCTACTGGCACAGGTACGCACGATGTAACCGTGCAACTTCGCACAGGTGGCGTTACCGCGGCGACTGCTTATTCTTACCAAGTTTTTCTTGCAAATAATACTACTTTGACGGGTGTAAGGTCATCAAGTCAAACTTCGTTTCTTGTAACTTCGGCACTTAGAAACGGCTTAAAAACTTCTTTGTCCTTTAGCGTATTTGGGCCACAACTTGCAGCCGCAACACAACTTTATTCTACCGCCATTGACTATTCAGCAACCGACCCAACATTGCCAACTATGTATAACATCACAGGAATACACAGCACAGCGACCGCCTACGACGGAATTATTATTAGCACGGCAGGCAACGCAACAGGTTATTACGCAATCTACGGCTACTCAAAGACGGTATGACAATGAAAATTAACGACAACGGTGTAGAACGCGATATGACAGAAGAAGAAATTGCTAACCATGCATCTGTTTTTTCTGAAATTGAAGCAAATAAAAAAAGAGAAACAAAAGAAGCCGTTGCTAAAGCAAAATTACGCAATGAAGTACTTGCAAAACTTGGACTTACTGCCGACGAAGTAGCTGCACTCCTGTCGTAATGCGATGGCGTTACCTCATCGGCTACGTCGCACTCATTGCGGTCGTCTTGTGGGGTTGCGCGGGATGTGCTTATGACGGCTCATATCGCTACCCATGCCAAGACCCAAACAACTGGCAAAAGCCTGAATGCGAACCACCGATCTGCAACCCATCTGGAACGTGCACAAGGGATTTAATTTATGAGACCACGCCTTAAACCCGAGGAGCTTCACGCTCGACTGATCGTTGTTGTTGGCATCATCCTTGCCAGCGTGTTTGCCATCACCGTCATTGGATTTGTCTGGTCACTTATGTTTGTCACACAGCCGATCGGGAATCAATCGCCCAATGACGCCGCTTTTATAGACCTGCTCTCAACCCTGACGGTCTTTATGACTGGCACATTGTCAGGCTTAGTTGCCTCAAACGGGCTAAAGTCAAAAGCGAAAGAAGGAGCCAAAGATGTTGAAGCCTAAAGACAAAGCCCTACTTGCCTCATACGGTCGTTCAATCATCGCAGCGGTCATCGCGGTGTATTCAACAGGCAACACAGACCCAGCCGATCTAGGCAAAGCAGCGCTCGCCGCGCTTGTGCCAGTTCTCATCCGATATGTGAACCCAAAAGACTTGGCATTTGGTCGTGGCAATAGCCAAAGCTAAAGCAGGCGTTCCAAACGCACGCGACTACATAGGCAACGCTGACGGTACATCACCAGCACCACGTGCTGGCATGAACGAATGGATAAAGCAAGCAATCGCTGCGTCTAATGGCGCGCTTTGGAATAACGGGTCTTGGGGTCAACGTGACATGCGCGGCAAACCAGGCTCATTGAGTGTGCACGCAACTGGCAGAGCTGTTGATCTGTCGTATCGCAAAAGCGAAAAGAACCCAAAAGCAGGCCGCAAAGAAGCGCTGGTCTTTATTGACAAACTGGTTGCCAACGCAAACGATCTTGGCTTGCAATGTATTTTGGATTACTTCCCAGAACCACAGGGTCGAGCATGGCGTTGCGATCGGTACGCATGGCTCAAATATGACAAGCCAACAATCCACGGTGCACCAGGTGGCGACTGGTTCCACATTGAGATCACACCACAGGCCGCCGACTCGGTAATCTGGGTTAAAGCCGCATTCCTAAAGGTGTTTGGGGAAATCCCACCTAAGGCTTGACCTATCCCCTAAGGTCGAATTACCGACAAAAGGACAGGCGATGACTGAACCACAGATATTTGACTACAGCGTCTATATAGGCGTGATGGATAACGGTCAAGAAATTCTGGTGCAAATCTTCACAGACCCCGACTCGGGCAAATACTTACAAGGACAAATCGCATTCAGATCGCACGCTTCATCTTGGGGCGTGCCCATACCTTTGGAGAAAAGATGAACTATTTTGCAGAGAAAATTATAGGGCTAGTGCTTTGTACGGTCTTTGGCTTTACGGTCGCTGTGGGGGCTCCTGACGCGTCTGGTGGCCCGTCTGACACCATCGCCTTGGCGCCCTATCTGATAGAGGCAAGCACCACCACGTCTAGCACATCGTCAACGATCTTCATTGACCCGTACAGCTCGGCGTGTGAGCAGTTCAGCGCGCTAGCGGTCAACCTTGGCTGGCCTGCCGATCAGCGCACCGTGCTCGAATCTGTGATGTACCGTGAGTCGCGTTGCATACCAAACGCTTATAACGGCAAAGACCCACAAGGTGGTTCACGTGGCCTTATGCAGATCAACGGATTTTGGACACCCTGGCTAATAGAGCGCGGTCTCATCACAAGCAAAGAAAACTTGTTACAGGCAGATGTTAATTTGCGCGCAGCGTTAGAAATCTACAATTACGGCGTTGACCGTTACGGTTACGGCTGGGGGCCATGGAGTGCAACAAAATGAGTGAAGGCGTCGCATGGAATCAAGGCGAATTATCCGAAGAAACACGCAAACTTGTATTGGAGCGGACAGAAATGATTAACCACAACATGGCAATCTTTAACCTGATTGATGAAATTGCTGACATACGCCAAAATCCACACGCCAGCATTATTAGGCGTTTACAAACGATGAAAAACCAGTTATCACTTAATGAACCGATGCCGTTGTATGACGTGACTACACTCGACTTAGCAATCAAAGCACTACAAGCACATTCCTAACCGACAAGGACATTCCGACAATGAAAACCTGCACAGTTTGCAAAGGCTTAATCGCCTACCCAGAGATACAAGGCAAAACACACTTTGTATGTGACGGCCGTGTGCCGGCAAGAAAACAAGCGCCATTCATTCAAGGGATGTTGGCGTCACAGTCATCTGCTGATGCGCGCTGGACACGCATAGAACAAAACCAAGTTGATGCGGCGATCGCACATGTGGCAAAAACTAAAGGCATCTTTACCGCTGACGATGTATGGCAACACTTAGGCGCTGACTTCCCTGTCACCAAGGGGCTGGCTGGACGGCTTAACGCAGCGTCACGCCGTGGCATTATCCGCAACACAGGCGAACTGGCATATGCGAACCGCGGTGGCGCGCATGACCATGCACAGCGCCTAAGCGTCTGGGCTGGCATCTGATGGG